CTATGTGTTGTCTATTGTGTTGTCTGGCTTACTGTAGTTTTTGCAGAAATCGTCCATTTTGTTGCGAATTTTATTTGCATATTCTTCCATCGCAGAGCCAAAAACGTGCTGATAAACCTGTTCAATCATTCGCGTACTCGAATGTCCCATTATCTCTGCAATGTACTTTTGCGGCATTCCGATAAGCAGACACTTGCTGGCATAGTGGTGGCGCAACGCATGGAAATTCATATTTTCATCAAATCCGTTTTTGTCACGGAACCGTATCCAGTTGTTACAGATGTTTATACTTCTCATGGCTACTACCCTGCCATCTTCATCAGCGGCTTTACAAAGTATATTTGCAAACGCTTTACTAATAGGGATTTTGCGATATCCCGCATAGCTTTTCGGCGCTTTCTTCTGATATACGCCGTTTTCATCAAGCACATAGGCTTCTGTGACCATAATATAGTCATCGTGAACATTGCTGATATTCAGGGCTGTTATTTCGCTCTCACGCAAACCACATTGTGTCGCAAGAAGAAAAGGAATCTCCAACGGATTGCCGTGTATCAGTTCGGCTATCTGACTTATCTCTTTTTCATCTGGAACATAGATATCGCTTAGTTCCTTTTGCGGCAGAGTAGTTTTTATGGTGAATCCCGGTCTATTGTTTTGTAAAATGGAAGATAGTAAGCCGTGCACGTTTCTGCAAGTTTTAGGGCTATGAGTTTTGGCATATTCGTTCATGAACTTTTGCAGTTCAATTTGAGATATTTCATCTATCGGTCGGTTTTGCAGTTCCGACAGCGCATTACGTTGTACAGAACGATATCCCCTGATGGTTGACGGTGAACACACCGCCGTCCTGCTGACGATGTATTCTTCCAGCGCTTCGCCGAGTGTTTTGGTTTCCGCCTTTCCCTTGACCTCTTTCAAATCTGCTTCGGCTTGCGCTATCTGGCGAAGAAGTTCGTTCTTATCTCTGCCGGAAAAGCGCCTGTACACTTTCTTTCCGTCTGCGTCCTTTCCCAGATAGACTTGTATCGAGTACCACTTATAACGCTTGACCCGCCCGTTGACCTTTTCGGAGCGGGTTTCTTCTTTGAAATTGTATTCTGCCATGATTTCACCCCTTAAAAGCAGTCTTTGCACGGTGTATAGCCTTCCTCCTCTGCTTCTTCTATCGTTATTTCTGTTACGTCCCGACCTGCGATATGGCGGCAGTCTGCCTTGTGATACCGCTTGCCTGATTTTGTAATGTAAACTGTTTCGCCCTCTGGCTCATCTTCCGGAGCACTAGTAGTGGTGGTTTGCGGAGGTACCGTGACCGCCGGAATACTCGGCGCTGATGTCTCAACTCTGTTATCATCAGGTGCTTCAACAGTAATTGCCGGAGCTTCGCTTGTTGTAATGCTGTCTGTACCGCCATTGTTCCCTACTCCGGCCAGAACAGATATCAGTATACCTATCGTTGCAAAAGCCGCCGCAGAAGCGCCCACAGCCGCTATATGTCCGTATCTCGTTGTGCGTTTGCGATACTTTACAGCCGGCAGGCGTTCGCAGAGCGCTTTTTCTATTTCTGTTTCCGGTTCTCGGATATTATCGTAGTGCCGTAAAGCCTGCTCAGCGGTCAGCCCGAAGCGTTCAAGCTGGTGCGCGCTCTTGATTCCCAACGCGCACATCACGCAGGACGGTGCAAGCATTTCCGCTGCGAAGTCATCGGCTTCACGCTCCTGTCTGGCTGTTTCCTCTGGTGACAGCGTTACTCCGAGCACGTTCTTTTCAGCAGTGTGTTTCAACACAATATGTCCAAATTCGTGCAGGATACAGAAAAGCTTATGTTCGTATGAAAGATTCGCGCGAAACAATATGACGTTTTGCTTATTGTGTATCAAAGTAAACGCCGGGTATCTCCCTGTCGCTTCTTCCGCGTCACACGCTTCAATTATCTCCTTTCCCTCATCGTATGTAAGCAGGAGCCAGCCGGAGAACTGAGCGATTATCTCCGCTTTTCGCATTGTGAGAGGCAGCTCTGATACTCCGTGCTTTACCAGCAGTCGGTCTGCTTCATTAAGAATGTTTCTGTTTGTCATGGTGTTTTTACCTCCAAAATAGTTTGATAGTACTACTATTTTGTATTAAAACCGCCCATGAAGTCAATTAGCCACAAGATGTCAATGGTTTAATACCGTTAAAATATTTAAATGAGCCCTTTCGCTTTGAGGGCTCTTTCTATTGCCGCGTCCAGCGCCTTGCTGTCTACGGTCAGGGTTTCTGCGCCGCCGAACGCAGCTATATCTTTTCTTATTATGTCAGGATTTTTACGCTCCTCCATTTCGGCTGCGGTGACAATGTAGGGATAGTCGGTGTTGCCTACAAGGTAGTCCAACGACACGCCAAAATACTTTGCCAGGGCTTGGAGCTTCTCTACGGAGGGCACCGAGCCCTGTCTTATATTTTGGAAAAACCTATCGCCTGCGCCGCTTTGTGTAAGTGCTTCTTTTTGCGTTACGCCTTTTTTGTTGCACAGGCTCTTAACAACGTTCTGTAATCTTTCTAAATTCATAATATACTCCCTGTTGTTATTTGTTGGAATGTTGCACTAATTCAACAGGGCGTTTTTGTCACATAATACAAAATGCCTAAACTTAGCCCTTTTCATCTTGACAAAGGTCTAAGTTTAGGTTATACTATGCTTGTAAACAAAATTCACAAAAAAACCGTAAAGCAAAGCTAGCCGTTCTGCGATACGCTTTTTTCAAAACAGCCTGTGATATTAAGTTGCTAACCACTCTTAATATTAACACATCATCGCTGTTTTGTCAAGTAATCTTGGGTGAAATTTTTGTGAACAAAATTCACAAATGGAAGGCGGTGGAAACATCACAGCAAAGGAAAAGGCGTTTGTTATCAAGGCTCGCAAACGCATGGTGACTGTCGGCATGAACGACCGGGAACTTGCGGAGAAACTCAACATCTCCCGGTCGTACCTGTCGATGATATTTTCCGGCTCGCGCGCTATGACTGAGGAAATCAGGGAGCGCATACGGCTGGTGCTTAACATCTGAGCCTGAATTTCTGGGCAGGAGGTGAACAAATGGAAATCGCAACAATGATAATCTGCTGTCTTGTATGCCTTATCGTGAATTTCATCGTTGTAATGTTAGCGATGATTGCCGCATTAAAGGTATTCATGGAAGCATGGCACGAACACACCAAGTAAGCAGAACACACGACAAAACAGGAGGATTTTATGACCAATGAAAAGAAGCAGCAGATAATCGAACTGCTGAAAGACAAGGAGACCGCCGACGCTATCGGCGCAATTTCAGAGGGGCTGGTGAAGCTCTTCGAGAGCATTCCGGCGGACGAGCCGGAGGAGAAGAAGCCGTATGACCCGGGGTTCTGGATGCCGAAAGCTGATGAGCGGTATTACAAGGCTGGCTTCGATGAGACTAGTGCATACGCTAGTGCCGAACGCTGTATAGATCCGGAGCATATAAACCGCGAAAACTGTTGGGAAACCAGCAAACGCGCAATTGAGGTCGGGAGGAAAATGAAGTTCCTCATGCTGGTTGAGCGGATACGCGATGTGGTGAGAAGGCACCCTGAAGATGGATTGTCTGACGGCCTATGGGTAATTACCGTTAACAAAGGCAACTTTGACTACGCGGGAGTTGATGAGTTACAGGGTAGACCTTATACAAGTTCTCTGTTTTCTGGCAGCGATATAGCCGAGAAAGCCTGCAACATTCTCAACAAGATGAAAGCCGACGGTCAGCTCGACTGGCTGGTCAAGTAAGGCGGTGGACGAATGAACACACTGACATTCACCGTCCCGAACGTCCGGGAGCCGCAGTATCGTTACAGCCAGACCGGCACCTGGGTAACTCCGGAAGCGTACAACATTCTTGAAAGCATTTCGGCACGCACCGGGCTGACACTCTCATTCATCGCAAGCCAGATGATAATCTTTGCAAGCGAAAACATGAAGATAGTGCAGGCAGATAAGGAAGAGCACGATGAGAGCTGACGTAAACAAGCTCGGCGCAATAATCTCGACAAACATCTCTGTCCTGTGCGCTCTGCACGGCAAAACGATGGGCGATATAGCCAGGATTGCCGGAATTAAGTCGCACAACACGCTGAGCTCTCGCAAGGACAAGCCCGGCAACTGGACGCTGGGACAGCTCGCCCACATCGCAGCATATTTCAACAGATCTGTTGAATGGCTGCTGGCAGACCATACAAAGGAGGGAACGTGATGAAAGCATACGAAAGCGAATGCTGCGGCTGTGCTTCCGAGCTGGGCTGCGAGGGCGAATCCTGCAAATATTACCGCGTACCGCACTGGTACTGCGACAGGTGCGGCGGGCAGTACAAGCGCGAAGAACTCCGGGTAACAGACGACGGCGAAGAGCTCTGCGAATACTGCCTTGCGGAATGGGCTATGGAAACTCTGCCGGAACCAAGGGAGGGCGACTGATGAAGATAGACCTGGAAGCCGCAAAGCGCCGTCAGCTTATCGACCGCGTGAACACGGCTCTTGAAACCACCCGGACTATCTGGGAAATAATGACTATAAAGACACTTCACGAGAAGTTCGGCTTCGGCGTCAAGCGCCTGGAGCAGTTTGCAGAGGTACTCCAAGAGAACTATGAGGGCATTTCCCGTGAAGCGGATATCACCGACACATACAAGCGCGGCTCGGTGGCGACAAACCTTGACACGGCGCTGATACGCACGGTGAGAGATCTGAGAGCGGACGGCATTGACTACCGCCAAATTCTCGGTATTGAATCCGGCTCGCTGGTGATAGTCAATGATGACGGGGAATTCTCCGTTGACGATTTCGTTGACAAACTCGAAAAGAAAGAGAGGGAACGCAGATGAAAGCTATCCCATACATAATCGCAATGTTCGCGGGGCTTTTTGCGCGGACGATAGCCGCTGCAATCGGCGGCATAGAGGGTTACACAATGGATGGGCACGACTTCCTGATGATGGCTCTGGCGATAGTAGCTGTCTGGAGCTTCAAGGGCGCGTTCATGCCAAAAAGAAAGAGGGTGAGCGGACGTGACAACAGAAGATAAGGTCAACGAACTTACAAATATGTGCTGTGATAATCAGTCCTGCCGTACCTGCAGCATAGCCCACGCCTGCCTTGACTATCTTTGCAAACGCCAAAGTTTTCCGAACATGAGCGCATTCTTAATTGATGTGCTTTACGACGTTGCTTTTCCGAAAAGTGTTACTGCTAATTCCAAACCGGATAACGTAAATCACCCAGCGCACTATCAGGGCGCGCATGAATGCATTGAGGTAATGCAGGCGATGTTCGGCATTGAAGCCGTCAAGGCGTTCTGCCGCTGCAACGCGTTCAAGTACCGCTTTCGCGCCGACAGGAAGAACGGCGAGGAGGATATCAAGAAAGCGGAGTGGTATGAGGATTATCTCATGAAGCTGGAGGGAAGCAATGATAAAGATTGAAAACATCGAGGTCTACGGCTGGAAAGCCGCGATAAGGGGCATGAGAAATCCGCTGAACAGCTGGGATAAGTCGGACAGTGTAAAGGACGTTGACACAGGCAGAATTGCCATCGGTGGCAATGACCTCGCTCTCATGAAGAAGCTGTGCAGGGCAGGCACAGACCACCGAAAATTCATGCGCATGATTAACGTTACCTGCGACATCACGGCGCCCATGTACTGGTGGAAGGAGTTCGATACTTACAAGGTCGGCACTGTGCGGAACAGCTGTTCTACCATGCACACTGTTACCAATAAGCCATTTACATTAGATGATTTCAGTTGTGAAAATCTTAATCCAATGGTAATTGACGGTTGCTTACATTCGGGGTGCAAGTTGGTGTTAATCAAGCTGATAGATGTACTAAACGGAGTGCGAAGCGATTACGTGCGTACTAATAATAAATTTTATTGGTGGCAGATAATCCAGCTTCTTCCGTCAAGCTACAACCAGCGGGCAACTGTTCAGCTTAACTATGAAGTTTTGGCGAATATGTATCATTCACGCAAGGCGCATAAGCTGGACGAGTGGCGCGAGTTCTGCAAGTGGGTGGAAAGCCTGCCGCACAGCGAACTGATAACAGGTGACAGCAATGCCGACTAAAGAGGTGTTAAAGCAGCTGCAGGCACTCCCGCTTGACTTGAAGATAGCCCGCACAAAACAGCGCATTCGCGAGTGGGTGCGGCACTACGGCGTAAACGGCGTGTACATAAGTTTCTCCGGCGGAAAGGACAGCACAGTGCCGTTACATATCGCACGTGAGATTTACCCTGAACTGGGAGCGGTGTTTGTGAACACCGGGCTGGAATATCCGGAGATACAGAAGTTCGCGCAGAGCTTTCCAAATGTTAAGGTGTTATATCCAGAAATACCATTTTACGAGGTAATGGCAAAGCGAGGATATCCGTTGATATCCAAGACGGTTTCGCATAATGTCAGCATATTACGGAATAAGCCTGATGGCGATGTTGCGCACAATGCATTCGCTCCCGATAAGCGCGGACCTTTCGCACTGCATAAATGGAAACCGCTTGCAAGCATGGATTTCCGCCTGTCCGAAAAATGCTGTGATTATATCAAGAAAAATCCGGCGCACAGTTACAGCAAAGAGCATGGTAAAGTTGCCATCACCGCGCAGATGGCTTGTGAGAGCATGCTACGGGAGAAAGAGTGGCTTGGATCCGGCTGCAACGCTTTCAACAATGAAAATCCGGTCAGCAATCCAATGGGCTTCTGGACAGAGCAGGACGTGTTGATGTACATAATGGCCCATAATATAGAAATCTGCTCGGTTTACGGTGATGTGGTTTACGACTGCGATGAACCGGAGCAAGAGCGTTTCGCGGACGCGACTACTCTCAAGCTTAAAACTACCGGGTGCCATCGGACAGGGTGCATATATTGTCCCTTTGGAGCGCACCTTGAAAAGGGCGAAACGCGCTTTCAGCAGCTTGCCAGAACGCACCCGAAGCAGTATGCATTCTGTATCGGGGGGGGCGCTTACGACCCGTCAGACGGGCTCTGGAAGCCTAACGAAGATGGGCTGGGGCTCGGGCATGTGTTTGACGAAATCAACAAGGTTTATGGCGAAGATTTTCTGCGGTATAAGCCGCTGGAAGAGGTAATAACTGATGAACGAACTGATAATAGATAATTTCGCCGGTGGCGGTGGAGCCTCCACGGGCATAGAAATGGCGACAGGTCGGAGCGTAGACATCGCGATAAATCACGACCCGGACGCCATTGCAATGCACCGCGCGAACCACCCTAACACGCGGCACTACTGCGAGGATGTCTGGCAGGTAGATCTGGTGGAAGCCTGCGGCGGAAATCCGGTCGGACTGGCGTGGTTCTCCCCGGACTGCACGCACTTCTCCCGCGCAAAGGGCGGGAAACCCGTTGACAAGAATATCCGTGGGCTTGCATGGGTAACAATACGCTGGGCGCTGAAAGTCCGTCCGCGCGTCATAATGCTGGAGAACGTCCCGGAGATACGCACCTGGGGTCCACTCGGGACTGATAGCAAGCCCATAAAGGAGCGCGCCGGAGAAACCTTTGACGGCTTCATAAAAGCACTCACAGCAGGAATTCCGCACGATCACCCGGCATTCACGGAGATGTGCACAACGCTGGAGATAAGCCCGGACAGCCCTGAAGCGGCAAGGCTTGAACAGGGGCTGAGCTACAATGCAGAGTACCGCATACTCCGCTCCTGCGATTACGGAGCACCGACAACGAGGACGCGGTTTTATCTGATAGCCCGTTGCGACGGCAAGCCCATAGTTTTCCCGAAGCCTACGCACGGGAAAGGGCTGAAACCGTATCACACAGCCGCCGAGTGCATCGACTGGAGCATTCCTGCGCAGAGCATTTTCGAACGGGACAAGCCTCTTGCGGAAAACACGCTTCGCCGCATAGCGCGAGGCATTGAGAAGTTCGTGATAAATAATCCGGAGCCTTTCATCGTGACGGTAAATCATTCCGGCGAAGGATTCAGGGGGCAGAAAACAGACGAACCTCTCGGAACTATCACAGCTAAAAACGGATACGGCGTAGTTACTCCGACAATCATGTGCAATAATACCGGGAATGCCGGCGCGGCTGTCGATACGCCGTTACCTACGGTCACAACCGGAAACCGCAATTACATGGTTGCGCCCTCTATCGTCCCCATCGGGTACGGCGAGCGTAAAGGACAGGAACCGAGAGTAAACAGAGCTGATGAACCGCTAGGAACAGTCGTTACAAGCGGGAAGCATTACCTTGTCGCTCCGTCGTTGATACAGTATCACAGCGAAACCGCGAACGATGAAGTGAGAGGGCAGGAGCTGAACGAACCGTTAATGACGGTCGATACCTCGCCCAGATACGCGCTGTCAGTCGCCCACATCATGAAGAATTACGGCGGAAATTATCAGGGATCCGGTACTAGTGCAAACAAGCCTCTTGATACAGTTACCGCCAAGGATCACAACAGCCTTGTGACAGCGCATATCCTGACGCTCCGGAACGGAATGGACGGTCAGCCAGCAGATCAGCCGCTTACGACCGTTTCGGCAGGAGGCTCGCACCATGCGGAGGTTCAGGCATTCCTTGTAAAGTACTTCTCGAATGGCACGGCAAAGCCGGTAGACAAGCCGCTGGACACCGTCACCACAAAAGATCGCTTTGCGCTGGTGACGATACACGGCGAGGAATACATAATCACCGACATAAAAATGCGCATGCTCCAGCCGCGTGAGCTGTTCAATGCACAGGGATTCCCGGAAGATTACATAATCGACCACGACGACAGCGGCAAACCTTATCCGAAAAGCAAGCAGACAGCCCGGTGCGGAAACGCAGTCACGCCGCCAGTCCCGGCGGCGCTGGTACGTGCTAATCTGCCGGAGATGTGCGGCAATATAATTGGAGAAAGGAATTGACTAAATGGCAGAAACAAGCAAGATATATTCGGCTCTGTCGGCGATAATGTCGGAGTGCCCGGCAATAGCCAAGAGCCAGAAGAACCAGCAGCAGGGGTTCATGTATCGTGGCGTTGACATTGTGATGAACGTGCTCCAGCCGTTGATGATAAAGCACAAGGTGTTCGCAGTTCCGGAGGTGCTGGACAGCCAGCGGCAGGAACGCGTAACATCAAAGGGCGGCACGCTGAACTACACCATACTCCGGGTGAGATACACGTTCTATGCGGAGGACGGTTCGAGCGTTTCGGCGGTAGTTCAGGGCGAGGGCATGGACAGCGCGGACAAGTCCAGCAACAAGGCAATGTCGGTTGCGTTCAAGTACGCGTGCTTCCAGGTGCTGTGCATTCCCACGGAGGAAATGAAAGACCCAGACGCGGAAACGCCGCCGCATAACTCGGCAGTCCTCCAGTGCGCCGACTGCAGAGCGGCTATCAAGGGTTCCGGAGCGTTCAACGCGCAGCAGATAGCACAGAGGGCGGTTGATATGTTCGGCAGGCAGCTTTGCGTTGAGTGCGCAAAGAAAGCAAAGGAGGGCGCGGGAAATGGCTGACACCAAGATGTTCTATGCGATAACCGCCGGAGAGTATAGCGATTACCACGTCATTGCTATCACAGATGATAAGGCGCGTGCGGAAGAACTTAACAGAGTAATCCCTGGTTCTAATATCAAAGAATTTCCCGACGCTCCAGTTATTCCGAGCAGCTATTGGATATGGGAAGTTCGCCGCGACAACTACTGCAAATCTATATCCGCCGAACATGTTGATTCCGACTTCGAACTTAACGACCTCAACAAGGTGCAAGAAGATGATATTTATACATGGGTTTCCGTGCAGGCAATGAACGAACCCCACGCCCTCAAAATAGCTTATGACCTGTTCGCACAGCACGATGCAGAAAAGGCGGGTATCACATGACCCTCGACAACACCACCTACTACACCCCCGAAGCCAACACGGAATACATGAGCTGCTCACAGTTCAAGGCGTTCCTGCACTGCGAAGCCGCCGCAATGGCTGAACTCACCGGGGAAAGCCGCCGAGAGGATACCACGGCGCTGCTGACCGGCTCTTACGTTGACGCGTTCTATGAGGGAACGCTCGACCAGTTCCGCGAACAGCACCCCGAACTTTTCAAGAAGGACGGCTCCCTGAAAGCAGAATACCAGACTGCCGAAAGTACTATCGAGCGCACAGAAACCGACCCGCTTTTCGCCGAGTACATGAGTGGCGAAAAACAGCGGATATTCACCGGGGAAATCGGCGGTGTGCCGTACAAAATCAAAGTTGACAGCTACCGCGAACACCTGATGATAGTTGACCTGAAATGCGTGCGTGATTTTGAACCGATATGGAACCCAGAAACGCGCCGCAAAGAGCACTTCATCGAATACTGGGGATATCACACCCAGGGCGCTATCTACCGCGAGATAGTCCGGCAGAGCACCGGGGAAACGCTTCCCTTTTACATCGCGGCAGTCACAAAGGAAAAGTCCCCGGACATCGAGATCTTTTGTGTACCGGACGAGGTGCTTGACGAACAGCTTGAAATTGTCGGGCAGTTGTCACCGAGGTTTGCGGCAGTCAAGCGCGGAGAGTATCGCCCACAGCGGTGCGGAAAATGCGCTTACTGCAAGGCAACCAAAAGACTTATCGCCCCGATAGACTACAGGGAGGATACAGCAGAACCGTTCTGATTGCAGCACTTTGCAGTCGAAGAACACACATAATCAGGAGGAACAATGGTATACACAAAAATGACCCACATCGAACGCCCCGAGGGAATTCTCGTCGCCAATTCAATTGCCGTTGAAATGAAAGACGGCAGGAGAAGCTACACGGCGTACCCGCACGGAACCCTTGCGGACATCGTTGACAGCACCACCGCATACACGGAGTATTCCGGCGCAAACGCAGACAACTCAGTCCACGTACTGTGCGACGATGGCAAGATGTACGTGTTCCAGTTCAGCCAGAAGTACGGCTGGGGCTGGCACAGAATGAGCATAGAAACGCTCTGAGAGGAGAACACACAAATGAAAAGAATACACGTTAAACTCACGTTCACCGAGGATATACTCGGCACATCGCCGAACAATCCGGAACTTCACCATGACTTTATCGCCAGCAAGGCGCCTGACGCGCAGAAAACAGAGGAAGAAGTCGCAGCGCTCGGCGTTTCCGCTGTAGAAGAAAAGGGCATGACAGTATTCCCAAAGGCGGGCGATGGGACACCGTTCCTGTACGACTACCAGATACGCGGGTTCTTCAAGGAAATCTGCGGCGCCATGAAAGGCATTGACGGCACGAAGTCGTCAAAGGTGAAAGCGCACAAGAAAAAGGTGGACAACACCATTTTCGTTGAGCCGCGCGAGATAATGCTTGATTTGCACGGCATGAAGGTGGACAACTGCCAGCGCCCGCTGCGCGCTTCCGGTCCGATGGGAGAACGCACAGCCCTTGCGAATAGCGAGGTGTGCCCTGCGGGAACAACTTGTGAATTCGATGTTCTGTGCATGGTTGACAGTGACACGGCGCTTCTTGATGAGTGGCTTGACTACGGTAAATACAAGGGTATCGGGCAGTGGCGCAATTCCGGCAAGGGCAGATTTACATATTCCTCTCAGGAAATTTGAAAGGGGGTGAAATCATGAGGAAGAACGGCAGCGATAAAATTGTTGTGACCAGAACTTTCATGCGCACAATAATCGCTCTCCAGGTTATAGGCATAATATGCAGCGCAATTGAGTTGATTTCTAAATGCATATAGCGTTAAGCTCAATGGCATAGCTTCCGCGCAACACCACGGAAATGCTTTGTTTTGCTTAGCCGTGCGATGGCACGGAAAGGCGTTGTATCGTACAGCGGCGGCACGGCAAAGAAGCGTGATGCTACGCAGTGGCAAGGCGAGGCGTTCCAATGCCACACACAGCTATGGTGAAGCAAGGCGAAGAGCGCATTGTTTTGCAATGGCAATGCACCGAATTGAATTGCGAGGGCCAAGCGTCGAAATGAATTGAAGAGCAAAGGCAAAGAATTGTATCGCTCTGTGGAGTTGAGAGCCGCAGCGCAACGGCAATGTAAGCGAAGTCGAGAATTGCAACGGCTACGCAACGCAGCGCTCCGCAATGGAATAGCATACCAAAGCAACACACAGCAAGGGACGGCAATGGAATAGCAGCGCAAACCAACGTTAAGAATAGCAAAGGTAATGCTGTGTTCCGCGTAGCAATGGCAAAGCATAGCTCAGCCCAGCAACAGCGATGAAAAGATTAGCAGTGCGATGGCAGGGCATAGCTCTGATATGCAGGGCTAAGGCAAAGCACAGGAAAATAACATGTAAAGGAGAACAAGAGATGTTCAACAAAATCATTCTTATGGGGCGGCTGGTCGCTGACCCCGAACTCAAAACCACTCCGCAGGGAGTGACCGTCTGCACATTCCGCATTGCGGTAGACAGGCGGTTCCAGAAGCAGGGCGAGGAGAAGAAGTCCGACTTTTTCAACATCGTGGCGTGGAGACAGACTGGCGAGTTTGTCCAGCGGTACTTCGGCAAGGGTCGCATGATACTTGTCGAGGGTGAAATGACTACCCGCCCCTACACCGACAAGAACGGCAATCAGGCAACATGGTATGAAGTCATCGCAGACCATGTTTCGTTCACCGGAGAGAAGCGCGAGGACGGCGGTAACGCTCCCAGACCCGCGCAGGGACAGCCGCCTGTGCCGAGCGCTCCGGCTGATTTTGCGAATGCTGCTACGGGCGATTATCCGTTCTGACGGAAACAGGAGATAACCAATGAACTATGAAAAATTTATTGCAAACAAGGCAATAACAACAGCTTCTTCCGGAATAACCGTCCCCGTAGAAGAACTCAACCCCATGCTTTTCGATTTCCAACGCGACATTGTAAGGTGGGCGCTGGCAAAAGGCAGGGCGGCAATATTCGCGGACTGCGGTGACGGAAAGACCGCAATGCAGCTCGAGTGGGCTGAACAGATACGCCGCAGGACAGGCGGTAAAGTCCTGATAGTAGCGCCGCTGGCGGTGTCGGCGCAGACCCAGCGTGAGGGTGAAAAGTTCGGAGTTAAAGTGCAGATTTGCGCGTCACAGTCTGACGTGACTGCCGACTCCGTGAACATCGCCAATTACGAAAAGTTGGACAAGTTTGTATCTTCTGAGTTTACGGCGATAGTTCTGGACGAAAGCAGCATTATCAAGAGTTTTTCCGGAAAGATACGCAACCAGATAATCGGAATGTTCGGTAAAACGCCCTACAAGCTTGCCTGCACCGCTACTCCTGCGCCGAACGACTACATGGAGCTTGGCAATCACTCGGAATTTCTCGGCGTAATGACCCGCGCGGAAATGCTTGCGATGTACTTTGTGCATGACGGCGGTGAGACCTCGAAATGGCGTCTCAAAGGGCACGCCGCGGACCTTTTCTGGCGCTGGCTGTCAAGCTGGTGCGTAGTTATGGACGACCCGAAGAAGCTCGGCTACAAGTGCGAGGGCTATGACCTGCCGAAGCTCAGCGTGCATGAAATCGTCGTTGACGGCGAACAGGCTGAAAACGTCGCCCTGTCGCTCACAGAACGCCGCGAAGCCCGCAGGGATTCTCTTGCAGAACGCTGCAAAGCCGCCGCAGATCTGGTGAATTCATCTGACGAAAGCTGGCTGTGTTGGTGCGACCTCAACGCCGAAGCGGACGAGCTTCACAGACTGATACCCGGCAGCGTGAATGTGCAGGGCTCTGATAATCCGGAGTTCAAAACCAAATCCATGCTGGACTTTGCCGCCGGAAATCTGAAATGCCTTGTCACGAAGCCGAAAATCGCAGGCTACGGCATGAACTGGCAGAACTGCCACAAGGTTGTTTTCGTGGGACTTTCGGACAGCTTCGAAGCTTATTATCAGGCTGTACGCCGCTGCTGGAGATTCGGGCAGAAATCCGATGTTGACGTGTACATCATTATTTCGGCGCGGGAGGGTGCGGTCAAGGAAAATATCGAGCGCAAGCAGCACGACAACGAACAGATGAAAGAACACCTCATCGAACTCACAAAGGATATTACCCGTCGGGAACTCACTGCAACGGTGAGAATATCCACAGAATACGAGCCGCACAAGGCAATGCGGCTGCCTGAATGGGAGGAAATGAAACATTATGCCTGATGTAATAAACCAGACCATTGGAGAGAAATACGCGCTGTATCACGGCGACAGCTGCGAAATGATAAAGGGGCTGCCGGACAATTCCGTGCATTACACGATATTTTCGCCGCCGTTCGCAAGCCTTTACACCTACTCCAACAGCGATCGTGACATGGGAAACTGCAAGAACGATGAGGAGTTCTATGAGCATTTCAAGTATCTTGCGGCTGAACTCTACCGCGTGACTATGCCGGGGCGGCTGCTGTCGTTCCACTGCATGGATCTCCCGAAGATGAAAGAGCGCGACGGCGTTATCGGGCTGAAAGATTTTCCGTCGATACTCCGTCAGGTGTTCGAGGATTGCGGGTTCATCTATCACAGCCGCGTGACGATATGGAAGAACCCGGTCACGGAAATGCAGCGCACAAAGGCGCTCGGACTGCTCCACAAGCAAATAAAGAAAGACAGCGCCATGAACCGCCAGGGGATACCCGACTACATACTCACAATGAGGAAGCCCGGCGATAATCCGGAGCGCGTGACCCACACAGACGAGAGTTTCCCCTGTGATGTCTGGCAGCAGTACGCAAGCCCGGTGTGGATGGATATACGACAGTCCGATACGCTCCAGAAGAATTCAGCCCGGGAAGAAAAGGACGAACGGCATATATGCCCCTTGCAGCTTGAGGTTATCCGCCGTTGCATTGAGCTCTGGACTAACCCCGGGGATATCGTGCTTGAACCTTTCGGCGGTATCGGCAGCGTACCGTATGTGGCAAGGACACTCGGCAGACGTACGATAGCCTGCGAGCTGAAAGAAAGCTATTACCGCCAGATGGTGGCGAACGTTGAGAAAGCGGAAGAAACCACTTGCATGAATGTCGGTGGTCAGGTCACATTCTTTGACCTTGACACACCGGGAAAGGAAGAGTAACGCAATGAATGGAATGGGAAAATTATTAAGCAGAACACTGAGAATTTACGCAAAGGACGTCCACGAGAACGCCGTAAATCACGGCTGGTGGGACGAGGAGCGCAGCTTCGGTGAGTAGATAGCGCTCTGCCACTCGGAACTTTCGGAAGCTCTGGAGGAATACCGCAAGGGGCACAAGTCGAACGAAACATACTACAGCGATGGCGGCAAGCCGGAGGGTATTCCCTCCGAGCTGGCTTACGTGATTATCCGCATACTGGATATGTGCGGAAAGTACGGCATTGATATCGGCGCTATGATTTTCGAGAAGCACGAGTTCAACAAGACCCGACCGTATAAGCACGGAGGTAAAGTGATATGACGCGTGAGATACTTTTCCGCGGGAAGCGGACGGACAACGGCGAGTGGGTAGAAGGTTATTATGCTTCAATAGGCAAATATCACTACACACTTACAGGGCGACTTGAACTGGTTCCATATCTCGGTTTTGAACATTTTCTTGCCAATCCCGACACCGTCGGTCAGTTCACCGGGCTGACTGATAAGAACGGCAGGAAGATTTTCGAGGGGGATGTCATTGACGACCTCGGTGTTGAATATATCGTGGCCTTCGATAGCGACTACGCGCAGTTTAGGGACAAATTTGATGGTTGGAACGCTGAAATCAGCCATATTGCAAGCAGATGTGAGGTTATCGGTAATATTCACGACAACCCGGAATTTAAGGAGGGCACGGAATGAGTGAATACATAGACCGCGAAAGCATAAGAAAGGTGTTAATGGACGTATGCTCCGACGAAAATTGCCCGATGTTTATCGCCGCGACAATCGACCAGGTTATTGACTATGAGCCTGCCGCCGACGTTGCACCGGTGGTGCATGCGTACTGGAAAAGAGTCGATAAAGACGATGGAGGGCATGATACTGTATGCTCGCATTGTAGCACGCCGATTGTGACGTATCTCGAAACCCCTTACTGCCACAACTGCGGCGCTAAGATGGACGGAGGCGTAACTAATGGCGAGGATAATTGAAATTAAAATCGGCTGCTGCGGTGAATGCCCTTACTATAGCATGAAAAAGCACAAATGCCAGCGTGGCGCAGCTGACGTGGGTGAAGCGAGAGAACATTTTTACAGGGACTGCCCTTTGCCCTGGCATGAGTTCCCTGAAAACGGGGATATGAACGGAGGTGATACAGATGTCTGAAATCAAACTTAAGCCCTGCCCGTTCTGCGGGGGTAAGGCAGAAATATTCCGTTGGCAGGCACACATTAACGATGAATACCACTCAGACCTAGTATGCACAAACTGCGGCGCTGGATTTCACAATGTTTCATCGGAAAAAGCGGCTTTTAAGGCTTGGAACAGGAGGGCTGATAATGGCTAAAGTAAAATGCAGGTCGTGCGATATCTGCGGCGAGATGAACGCCAAAGATGGATTTATGCTCAAGGCAAAACGCATGGAATCTCACAAAGTAAGAGATATGCTCGGGTATATAATAGGCGTAAAATACAAGTGGTCAAGAATCGACCTTTGCGAAAGCTGCTATAATGAGATAGTCAGAAGCTGCCACCGGATCCGTCGCGAACAGAAGGAGGGTTGATACTGATGGCCGAATTTATTGAACTTCATTACGCTTGTGGCGGGAAAATCATCGAGAAGATGATAAACACAAACACAATAGGTTCTGTAACAAAGCGTTCTGACGGTGGCGCAATAATCTATATAGAGCGCGACAGCATAGGTCAGGACGACACTATCGAGCCGCTGGAAACCTACAGCACCATTCGCAGTCTTCTGCTCGATGTACGGAGATATACAGATGAAACCACACTCTAACCCCTGCCCCAAAGCCGACCGTTGCATACACGCTGCGGAGTGTATCTGCTACGACACATTCCGCGGCGAATATCTCTGCTTTGACGGTGGCGGGTATTCCGATTACAACAAGAAGGGCATTGGAACTAAACCAAAGCCCAAGAAGAAAAGGAGGAGAAAATGGCGATGAAATTCAGACGCTTAAAGTGCTGCAAGTGCGGCAGAATGCCATTCGTGGAACACAAAAGGCTTCAAGTCGTTGGCTGGCCTGATTGGAAGTACGCTGCTCGTGTAAGGTGCACTTGTGGCAACAGCGCGCCTTGGGAATTTTGCTTTTGGCGAACACGCAAGCCGGGCGAAACAGCCAAATCGCGTGCTATACGCACATGGAACAAGCTGAACGAGCCAAATTCGAAGTGGTATGTCCTCGATGGGCGTGTCCGCCGCAGAAAGGAAAGACAGCATGGCGATTGACAAAAAAGCCTTTTTGAAAACCGTGACTATCCTCCACGATACGCGGGAACAGAAGAACGCCCACATCATCGAAGCGCTGGACAAGCTCGGCGTGAAGCACGAGGAACGCAAACTCGACTACGGCGACTATTCGTTCACCGCAGACGGACGCGACTTTTCGATGTCCTGCGTTGTGGAACGCAAAGCGAACGTGGACGAGATATACAACAACGTGACCAGCGACCGGGGGCGCATAGAAAAGGAACTGTACAGCGCCGCGCAGCTTGCAAAGCAGCTCACACTGTTCATCGAGGGCGTGGGAAGCTGGGAAGCGCTCAGAGCCTACCACGTCCCGGAATGGCAGATGAAAGCAAGCCCGCAGCGCGTTAAAACCGATATCGGCGCGATGGTGTACTCCACGCTGAAAGCATGGCAGACCGGAAGCCGCTATCACTTCGATGTTCAGTTCATCGAGGACAAGCACCAGACCGCCGCCCGAATGCTGGAGGTGTTCTATTACTACTGGCGCTCTTACAAGGAAATGACGGCGGCGAGAAAGGAGTGATATCTTGGATATCGAAAAGGCAAGCCAGCTGCTCGGCGACGATATCGACAGCGGAACTGCCGAAACAATGAGCGAGATTTACCCGGATATCAGCGAATACACCCGCGACGACTTCCTTAACAGCGAGAAGCCCTATGAATTTCTCTACATGTTCAAGGACGATAAATTCAAGCAGAAGCGACTGCTTGCGGAAATGACCGACCAGGCAAAGAAGTGCAAGGTCACGAACTTCCCCACGCTGTACAAGGCATTCGCGGAAAGCCGCAAAGACATTGCGGACGACATCGGGAACTATACCAACTTCCCGCTGCAGTCTGTGACGCTTCCCTGCGGCAAGTGGGTGTGCGACGCTTCCGGAGTGCACACGCAGGGCGAAAAGGGCGGGCTTGTCTGGGCGTGCCCTCACCCGATAATGCCTGTCGCACGGTACACCAACATCGACACCGGCGAGGAGAAGATAAAGCTTGCGTATTTCAAGGGCAAATACTGGCGCGAACTTATCGTTGACCGCATGACCATCTCAGTCGCGAACAAGATAACCGAACTTTCCAAGCCCGGTGTCGTCGTGACTTCTGAAACGGCGCGGAACCTCGTCAACTATCTGTATGATGTCGAGCAGCTTTCCGGCGATTTGCTTCCGGAAATTGAGTGCGTGACGCGGCTCGGCTGGATAAAGCGCGGCGACGATACGGAATTTGTTCCTTACACAGATGGACTAACATTTGATGGCGAATCTGATTATAAAAAGCACTTCGAAAGTGTTAAACAGTGCGGAAAACGCGATGACTGCGACAAGTGGATAGAGTTTATCAACAAGAATATTCGGCATAACAACGTTGTTGCACGAATGGTGTTTTCTGCTGCGCTTGCCTCTGTACTTGTGAAACCGCTTGGTTGTAATTGCTTCTGGCTTCACTTGTGGGGCGAAACAGAAAGTGCCAAAACCGTGTTGATGATGGTCGCTGCTTCTTGCTGGGGGAACCCTGAATTAGGCAAATACATCACTACATTTAACACGACGTATGTTGGAATGGAAAAAATCGCTGCATTTTATAATTCTCTGCCTTACATGATAGACGAATTGCAGATAGTTGACAGCCGCCGGGAAATGGATAACACCATCTACATGCTGACAGAGGGCTGCGGACGCACCAGAGGAAACAAATCCGGAGGTCTTGATAATATCCCCGAATGGCGCAACTGCGTTATTTCTACTGGAGAACGTCCGATAAACTCGAACCGATCCGGAGGTGGCTCAGTCAATAGAGTTATCGAAATAGAATGCAGAGAAAACTTCTTTGGCAGCGACCCAGACGCCCCGAAAGACGCAGCGGACTTTGTAAAATCGGTGTATGGCTTTTTTGGTCACTTGTTCATAATGCTCATCAGGGAAGATGGGATAATTGACGAGGCAAAGGAGCAATATAAGCTTTTTTCGGGCGAGTTGGTAAAACAGTATAATATCTCGCAAAAGCAGGCACAGTCAGGTGCGCTGATACTCACTGCAGATCAACTAATAACAGAACATTACCGTCTTGATGGTCCCGCGCTGACTGCCGCCGACATCGCGCCCTATCTCAAATCCAAGGACGATGTAAGCGTGAATAAGCGGGCTTATGAGTATGTCTGCGAGTACATCACGCAGAACCAGAACAAGTTCGGGTTGACCGAGAAAAACATGGAGGTCTGGGGCGAATTCTGCGATGACACCGTGTACATAATCAAGCTGAAATTCGAGCAGATATGCAGCGAGGGCGGGTTCAACCCTGCTTCTCTGCTGTCGTGGCTGGCTGACCGCGGGCTTATCAGGCGCACCGACAAGAAACACATGACTGTTCTGAAAAAGATTGGAAGCGTGCCAACAAGGTGCGTTCATCTGACTATGCTGTCCGAAAATGCCGACGAAGCTGATAATAGCGCCGCTGACGAGTATCCGGACTTCTAGTTTTAAGATAATGCACAAGTGAGAAGGTAACCACCGTAACCACCAAACTCAGGTACTCCCTATATGTTTTATATATTTTATTCACGTTTGTTTGAATGCGAAAATAAAATAAATTTCTACGCGTGTAGAGAAATAGGTGGTTACGGTGGTTACGGTGGTTACCGCTCCTTGCAAACCGCATGGTTAAGCCAAATGTTCGGTAACCACTTTGTGAACACAGGCGGTTACCAGGTGGTTACTTGCACATAAACGGAGGTGTATATGACAGGAAATGATATTTTCGAGCTTGCGCGGACGCGTAAGGCGCTCCCGGAGGACGCACGGCTGTCCGCACAGGCTCTCTACACAACAGCGCGGAACATCTACAAGGCGTTCAGCATGAAAATCATCACCGCAGACCAGGCGAAACGCGAAAAGGCGCAGGCACTCCGCGACTATGACGCATGGGAACGCGGCGAAGCGATAGCCCACGACTATTTCAGGCGCACGGTAGCGCTGCAGCAGGTGTACACGAACGCGGTCAAGGGCGAATGCGAGAACTGCAAGAAGATGTTCGGCATTATGACGGGGTTAATACCACCCCAGAACGGAGGTAATACATGAGCAAACCCAAGTACGACTATTCTGCGGTAGTCGCGGCGTACAAAGCGGACCCGACTATCGCGGACACACTCCCGGACACGCTCCGCACTCTGTTGCAGCTACATTACATCGAGAACATGCAGTGGAGCGACGTCGCGGAAGCAATGAATTACTGCATAGAGAACATTTACCGCCTGCGCCCCATCGCGCTGGGCAGACTGGAGGATATCATCAATGGCAAGTGAGAACGACAACAAGCCCGTAAAGCGCAAACGCCCCGGCGCGGGTAATCACAAGCCTGCCGTGAATATCGATAAATCCAAACTCCCGCCCGAGGAAATGCGCATAATAATCGCCGACTGTTCCCGCGACTTTGCCGCGCCTATCGTCAAAACCGACGAGGAATGCCTCGAACGCCTCACAGACTTCTTCATGCGTTACGCCCAGGAAGGTGGACTGCCTACCGTCGAGAAAATGTGCCTTTGCTTGGGCGCAGATAAAGACACTGTGCTTGATTGGGGACATGGTACTAAAGGTGCTACGCGTGCCGCTATCATAAAAAGAGCAAAGAATGTTCTGGCTTCAATTGACGCGGATTTGGTACTCAAAGGCATGATTAATCCGGTGGCGTACATCTTCCGCGCAAAGAACTATTACGGTATGAAAGACCAGCAGGATGTTGTGGTGCAGGCGAAGAACATCTTCGGTGCGGACGTGGACAGGCAGGAAATAGAGCGCCGACTATCCGAAGAGGTTGTTGTGGAAGATACCACGGAGGACGCGAAAACAGAATAGCGCGTATTTGCGCGGGAATTGCCCCTGGGACGCACGATTGTGTCCTGGGGGTATAGTTTTATGCCTTGCGACTATTCGTTGCGCACAGAGCCGCACAGACCCCTCAAAACGCAAATGTGCCTGCGACTATCATACACAGAGAGAATATAGAGATATACTATATCTTCTCTTTTCTTTTCTATCTACATTATTATAATATATATGCTTCTCAGGTGACACGCAAATATTGCCGACTATCTCACGACTATTTGCCGACTATTCCGCGACTGCCCTGCGACTATTCCGGGCACGCGCAGTTCCGGTAAGAGGGCGCGCCGCTCGTCTGGACGCAAAGCCTGGCGGCAGGAGCGCCGGAGGGCTGCGGGCGGGGGCTTTCTCGATTACTGCAGAGGCTGCGTTGATTATTTCTTTAGCGTTCATGGTATATACTCCGTTTCTCCGAGGTTTCAGCCCCTCGGCGGCTTTGTTTTCGTTTGTGATTGTATTATATCAAATCTATTTGATATTGTCAAGGGCTTTCAAGCAGTTTTTATCAAATCTATTTGATTTTATCAATCATGCCATAAATTCAAGATTTTTCGGTATGCTGTTTTGTGCAAAATCACAACAAATGCAGCCACCGCGCCGCCCTCGATGTGGGAGTACTAGCAGGAGTACTATATAAAGGGAAAGCAGCGACCCGCCGCGCTGGTTCTCGCCACGCCTGCAGGAGCGGCGCGCGCCCCGCCCACCTGTCGCCGCCCCTCTGGATCCGGAGAACCGCCACCGCCGGAGGGGTACCCCCGGGGGCTGCCAGGGCGACCCCGGGAGGGTATCTCTTAACCCCTCGAATAAAATTTTTTCAAAAAAGGCTGCGGGAAAGGCTGCGGGGGGCTTGACAAAATCAAATGTAGCTGATATAATAGAAATCAAGAAAAAGATATCAATGGAGGTGCGATATGCTCATACCAGAAGTTATCAGGTCAGTTATGAAAATAACGAATACGACACAGAAAAGACTTGCAGATATGTGCGGCAACAAATCGCAGGGTTCTATCGGAATGGCGCTCAACAGCAAAATCATGGCAAACACCATGCTGAAATGGTTCGACAAAATGGGCTATGAGGTCATAGTTCAGCCGAAAACCAGCGGCAAAAGGCGCGATGGCTCTTTCGTGCTTGAACCTGATATGACGGTCACGACAGGAAGAGAGAAGAACGGCTCTTGGAGAAGTGAAAAGCCACACGCTGAAAGTGAGGAATGAATATGCCCTCTATGTGCTCGGAAATTGATAAAATGCTTAGCGTTATGCCGGAGAATGAACAGCAGCTTGCTTTTGAGGTCGTTAAACGCCTGTACCTTGCATGGGGCGGCAAACCGCAAACCACCATAGATACTTTTAGGGCACATATGGCAGCTTCGGAAGCAATAAGAACTGCTATGAAAGAAGCGAAGATTACACAGAATGACCTTGCCGAATTGATGGGCTATAATTCACAAGGCACAGTTGGAAACGCTTTGCGAAGCAACAATTTTACAACGAACACTTTCATTCGTTGGCTCGGCTGCCTCGATTACGAAGTAGTAGTCCAGCCGAAAACGTCAGGCAAGCGCAAGGAGGGCTCGATAGTCCTTGAACCGTCCGGACTTCCCGACGGGCGTGGGAAGAAGCAGAAGAAAGTTGGTGAGGAAGAATGAGATTACTCTACATTTTGCTCATGCCGTTCCTGATACTTATTCAGGCGGCTAAAGGGAAGAGGTGAGCTGAGATGGCATTCAACGGAGTTTCTTTTGACAGCCGAGAGCTTATAAAAGAGCTCGCACAGGACATAGCAGAGTGCGGCAGGGATAAGATGGTCGCGGTTTGGCTTCGGAGATATCCCGAATTCGGCAATATAGAATTCGCGGTGAATTACGACTTTATCGTTGACGGGAAGCAGATAGAGCCATCGGAGGTTGACAAAGACGAACGACTTGTCCTCATGCAGATGGGCGAACTGATGAGAATACTCAAAAGGCAGAACAGCGTAACATAAGCGGGGTGAACAACATGATTTACGGCTATTGCCGTGTTTCCAGCAAGGGGCAGCAGCGCTACGGCACGTCCCTTGAGGAACAGAAAAGGCAGATACTTAACAGCTATCCCGGCGCGCGGATAGTGCAGGAAGCGTATTCCGGCGCGAAGGAACGTCCGCTGTTCGACGAGCTTGTCGGTAAGCTCCAGCGCGGCGATACGCTGGTAGTCTGCAAGCTGGACAGGTTTGCGCGCTCCGTTCAGCACGGGCTGAACTACATCACCACCCTGCTTGACCGGGGCGTGAAAGTCCACATCATGAACATGGGGTTGGTGGAGGATACGCCAATGGGGCGGCTTATCGTTACAAATCTGCTTGCATTTGCGGAGTTCGAACGCGCCACCATTCTGGAGCGCACTCAGGCTGGCAAGGAAGCTGCTGCCGCTGCTGACCCGAACTGGAGAGTGGGCAGACCGCGCAAGGAAGTTGACGATGATATATTCCGCAGGCTTGCCGCCGGAAAGCTGACATATAAAGCCGCCGCAAAGGAAGCCGGAGTAGCGCTGAGTACGTTCCAGAACCGCTACGCAGAATGGAAGCAGACCGTGTAACTGTATTCTTTCGCGAAAACCCTTGACAGTCCGGGAAATCCGTGCTATAATCAAGAAAACAGAATATTTTCAGAGCCTTTGAGCCACTTCTGACCTTTATGGTCGGGGTGGCTCTTTTTTTGTTTTCAGGAGGAAATGTGGAAACATCGGAGCTTATCAGGCGTGCTTCCAAACGGGATATCAGCACATACGATAACCTGTCGCTGTATTTCGATACCGTCCGGCTGGAAACGGACTTTGAAAAGGCACGTCCGCATTACGAACGCATATACGACATCGCGGCGCAGCAGAAAGTAAAGTTTGCACTGACAGACCAGCAGACCGCTATAAAGTTCTATGAGCTTGCAAAAAAGGCGGCGCTCATGCTGGCTCCGCACCTGTTTCATTACTATCTTCTCTATGTGGAATGGGACAGAGAGCCGCAGAAGAAATTCTATGTGCCGAGAATGAACGTGCTGAAACCTGTTGTGGACGCACTACAGCGGCTTGAAGAACGTAAATTGAAGCGGCTGACGATAAGCATGCCGCCGAGAACGGGCAAAAGTACTCTCGGTATGTTCTTCATGTCGTGGGTAGCCGGACGGCACCCGCTGGGTTCCAGTGCCATGACCGGATATTCGGATACACTTACCAAGACGTTCTTCGATGAAATTCTCGGTATCATAACAGACCCGGAATATCTCTGGGCTGACGTGTTCCCGACGTCTCAGATCAAGAACATAAGCCGTGAGAACGCTTCGGTGTGCCTTGATAAAAAGCGCAGATTTCCGACGATAACATGCCGCGGTATCAGCGCTTCGTGGACGGGCGCAATCAACATCAGCGAAATCCTGTACTGCGACGACCTTATCGAGGATCTGGAGGAAGCGCTCAACGAAAAGCGTCTTGACGCCAAGTACGCCGCTTATGCCAACCAGACAAAGGACCGTAAGACGAATGACGCCGTGGAGCTCCACATCGGCACCCGCTGGGCGGTGCGTGACGTTATCGGGCGTTTGCAGGAACAGTATGCTGACGACCCGCATTCAGAATTCATGGTTCTTCCGGCGCTTGACGAAAACGGAAACAGCAACTTTGAATATCCCTATGGCGTGGGGTTCAGCGCTGAATACTATCTCGACATGAAAGCGAGTATCGACCCCTGCACATGGTCGTGCAAGTACATGGGCGACCCGTATGTGCGCGAGGGACTGCTTTTCGAGCGTGACGAGCTGAACTACTACAACGGCGTGCTGCCGGACGGCGAATGCGATATCATGTCTGTGGCGGACGTTGCATGGGGCGGTGGCGACAGCCTTTCCACACCGATAATCTACTGGTTCGGCGATACCGGGTATGTGCACGACTGGGTGTTTTCCACCGGTGATAAGTCGGTAACTCAGCCGCTTGTCTGCGCGGCTTATGCCCGCAATAATGTTGCGAGGGCACGCTTTGAAGCAAACGTCGGCGGTACTGAATACGCAGAGGAAATCGACAAGTCCCTGCGCGAGCGAAATTACAAGATGTCGATACAGAGCCAGAGAGCTTCCACGAAATCCAGCAAGATGGACAGGATAGTGCGCTGGAGCTCGGATATAAAGTCGCGGCTGGTATTCCGTTCTGACAAGGCGCGGGGCGAGATGTACGACAAGGCGATGAACGAACTCTGCCGTATTTCCGTTGAAGCGAAGAAACAGCACGATGACGCGCCGGACAGCCTTGCCATGGCGATGGATTACCGCGACAACGGCTTGTGCTCGGTCAAAGTGATAGAACGGCGGTGGTAGCATGACGAAATTCCTGCTTCTGAACGGAAAACTCACCGGAAAAAAGCCGAAATTCTACTGTGCGCTCCACAAGTGCGGTATCAACAGTGGCTACATGAAGCGGCGCTGCCCGAAGTGCAGGCATTTCAGGGCGCTGTCTGATGAACTGGCGCATTCTATCATGGTTTCATTGCCGAGGAGGTAAACGTGAAAACTACATATGTCCCAACGGCGGATTTACCCTCTTTAACATTTGACGGCAAGACAACGACTTTGGGCGGGGCTGATATTTCAAAGGGCGTTGTCGGGATAAACACGGCTATTACGGCAAACGGAATACCTGTTGCAGTAATTACTGTCCATTGCTCATCAATAGACATAAAAACGGGGTCAACTTAATTTGCGTTCATTTTCGCGGAAACGCGGATTTGATATATCAGGGCTGGCGGCTTGTGTGTTCATCGCCGGCTCTGCCCTTCCTCCTGGCGCAGTCGTGCAATAGTGCGGCTGCGTAAGGTTTGGAATTTCAATATAGCAGGGTGGAGAAGCGGTCTATCTCGCCAGCCCCATAAGCTGGAATTCGCGGGTTCGAATCCCGTCCTTGCAACCACAAAAAGAATACAGTTACAAACAGGAAAATATGTGATATAATGGAGAAAAGGAGGGCGGGAATGCTTATAAAAATCTGCTGTCCGGTATGCGGAAAGCGGCTGTTTGACGCTGATGTTTCCGCTTCCGGAATGATATCCGCTTATTGTAAGCGGTGCAAGGTTGAAAGGCTCATCGAACTGAAAGGAAAGACATGACGGAAAACTACAATTACGGCAGGCGGTGTATCTACACTTCCGAGCGGAATTTCACGGCTAAGAACGTGAAACAGATAGTTGACCGCGCCATGTCTACGCACAACGCGAATGTCGGCGATATCCAGCGGCTGTATAACTACTACCGTGGACGAATGGACATTCTCGACCGCACAAAGGAAGTCAGACCTGAAATAAATAACAAGGTCGTGATAAACCACGCCGCCGAGATAACCAACTTCAAGACCGGCTTCACGTTCGGCGAGCCAGTGCAGTACGTTTACCGTGGCAAGGACACGCTTGACGACGCCAACAACAGGGCGGACGATGAGAGCCTTGCGGCGCTGAACAAGCTGATGTACAAGCTCGGCAAATCCAGCAGGGACAGGGAACTGGCGCAATGGCTTTTCATCTGCGGAGTGGCGCAGCGTATCACGCTGTATGAGGGCACGGAACTGCATACATATGTGTGCGACCCGCGCTGCACGTTCACTATCCGCGCGAATGACTTCACCAAGCGCGTGCTGCTGTCAGTTATCTACAGCACGGACGATATGACAGACGATATCACCGATATCCCGAAGAAGAAGTACACGATATATTCCGACAACCGCTGCTGGCAGTTCGAGGATAACGTGCTTGTCAGCAAAACCGAGATAGCGTTCAATCCTATCACGGAATACTGGGCGAACCCCACACGGCAGGGCTGCTTTGAAACCGTTCTCGGCATTATTGACGAACTGAACAACATCGCTTCCAACCGCGCGGACGGTATCGAACAGCAGATACAGTCGCTGACGTGGTTCAACAATGTGGAGATAGACGAGGAACAGTTCGCGGAGCTTGCCGCCAAGGGCGGTATCTGCACGAAATCCGCGCCGAATATGCCTGCAAGCATTCAAATGCTGCAGAACGTACTCGACCAGACACAGACGCAGACCTATGCCGACGACCTCTATCAGAAAATGCTCCAGATAGCTGCCGTCCCCGACCGCAAAGCTTCGGCAGGCGGCAACACCGGACAGGCTCTCATTATCGGCGAGGGCTGGACGCAGGCAGAGGCTGCGGCAAAGTCGTTTGAGCAGTCCTTTGACGAAAGCGAAAAAGCATTCGTTGAAAATGTGCTGAAAATCATTAAGACGGTCACAACATCGTCAACGGTGCCTGCGGATTTCGCAAATCTCGCCGTTGACGACATCGACATAAAGTTCACGCGCAACAAGACCGATAATCTGCTTACCAAGACACAGGGCTTGCAGAACCAGCTTGAAGCCGGAATACACCCGCGTATCGCTATCGAAAACTGCGGACTGTACTCCGACCCGCAGCAGGTCTATGTTGAGAGCGTGGAGTATCTCGAAAAGTGGAAGCAGCAGGGCGAACAGGAAAAGGCGGCGGTCATGAATACCGCTGACGCCGGCGCGCCCGATGAGTTTGACGAGATATTCAGGAAGCTGACTGCAAAGGGCGGTGCGGACGATGGCGCAAGCGAATAGTCTCGCCGCTGTTGACCAGCTCAACATAATCTTTTTCGGAGAGATGGACATAACCTCTGCGGAAAAGCGCCTGCGGGTAGTCATGGCGGCTGCTTTACAGCGAATACTGCTCAGATACTACGACACCATTCAACGTTCATTGGCGTATTCTCCTTTCAGACTTGACAGCGCCGCCCTTTATGCGGCGGCTGCTGCCGGGTTTGCACGGAGTTACATTGAACTGTTCAACAGATATTATCCGCGATACCTTGAATTGCTGGGCGCAGAGGGCGCGGGGAATGCTTCGGCGTGGGTCAGAAATCACGCCACGGAATTATCCATGCAGATACTTGACACAACGGTCGGCGGCTGCGATATTCCACTTTACGACCGCATGCTGAACACCGCGCGGATGGAAGTCAACGCGATGTGCAACATGGCGCAGATGGACGCGGCGCGCAGCCGGGGATTTACCCGTAAGCGCTGGAAAACGTTCGGGGACAAGAAGGTGCGGCGCACTCACCGGGAAGCTTCCGGGCAGACCGTGCCAATAGACCAGCCGTTTATTATCGGCGGGTATAAGATGATGTTCCCGTGCGATGGTTCGCTGGGCGCGGGCGTGTCGGAAATAGCCAACTGCCGCTGCACGGTGCAGTACTTATAATTTAATATTTTCAGAGCCATTGAGCCGTTTCACCTTTCGGGGTGGAGCGGCTCTTTTGCTATATATGCACAAAAATTCGCCGCCGCAGCGTTATGCGGTGTTATCAGGAGGTAAAAGCGATGACAAGACAGGAACTCAAAGACTTAATGCCCGACATCACGGACGAGCAGATTTCGGCTATCCTTGCGAAGCACCACGAAGAGGTGAACGCCAGGGCAAAGGCGGCTGAGGACAAGTTCAGCACTTACAAGGACAAGGCGGACAAGTACGACAAGGAGCAGGCTGACAAGCTTTCCGAACAGGAAAAGTACCAGAAACTCATGGAGGAAGCCGCACAGATAAAGGCTGAAAACACGCGTCTGCTGAACCGCACCAAGGTGCAGGAGAGGCTCGTCAAGGCAGGTATCAAGGAAGAGTGCTATTCTCCGCTGCTGGACAGCATTGTGTCCGACGATGAGGGAAAGTCGCTTGCATTCGCTGACAGCCTCATAAGCTCTTTTTCCGCAAACGCGGCGGCTGCTGCCGAAGCTGCAAAGCAGGCGGCAATGCAGACACCCGCACCGAATCCCGGCGCGATAGGCAATACCGCCAGCGCCCAGGAACAGTACAACAAGGCGGTGCAGAACGGCTCTATCGTTGACATCATCAAGGCTGCGGACGCTGTTCATAACGCCAGGAACATTCCCACAGACTAACGGAGGTAATAATGGCAACAGGCATGAATTTCGATCTGGTGTCTTACTCCGGTGCGCTTTACACCAAGAGTATCACCACCACACCTTTTCTCAACCTCATCGGTGCGCCCGAGACCACCAATGCAGTTGAATTTCCCGTAAATCAGGAGTACGCGCTCGGCACCCCCTCTCAGCCCAAGATCTCTGAGAGCGATTCGCTGACCGCACCCGAAGCGGCTAACGTTACCCGTTCCCAGGCAACAAACGTAACTCAGATTTTCCAGGAGTCCATTGCGATTTCCTATGCGCGTGAGAGCAATATGGGTCAGCTTTCCGGCGTGAACGTTGCGGGGCAGGTTGAGAACCCCACGTCTGAACTTCAGTTCCAGACCGCCGCTACCATGCAGAAGATTCGCAACGACATCGAGTACACCTGCATTAACGGCAAGTACCACAAGTCTACCGGCAACACTGACGCAAACCAGACCAGAGGTATTCTGGAGGCTATCGTCACCAACGCCGTCAAGGAGACCGCAGCGGTGTCTTCTTCCACTGTCCGCTCCGTGCTTAAGAGTTTCTTCAAGAAACTGTACGACGCGAACACCGACATCGACGGCTATCTGCTCCTTATCAACTCTGATATCAAGGCTGCGATTTCCGAAGCTTACGAGGGCAGCGGCTACTTCATGCCCGGCGTAACAGAGGCTGGCATCGACATTCAGAAGCTGATGACCGATTTCGGCACAATCAGAATTGCGCTTTCCAGAACAATGCCGCAGAATACTGCGCTGTGCTTCAACCCTGCTGCCGTTCATCTGGTGGAGCAGCCCACTCCCGGCAAGGGTAACTTCTTCCTTGAACCGCTCGATAAAACCGGCGCGGCATGGAAGTATCAGATTTTCGGACAGGTCGGTCTTGACCACGGTTTCGAGAAGCTGCACGGCAAGCTTACATTCGGTGCAACATGATAGTGCACCAGGGCGACAACGCCCGTATCGTGATGACCTGCGGGAAAGTCATCGCGGAGTTTGAGAACGGCATAGCTGATGTCAGCAAAGACACAGCGGCTGTTCTCGGCTCAATGGGCTACGAAGTTGAGAGAACGGAGGGCGGCAATGACGCAGACAGAAAAGCTGAAAATCCGCCTGCCGGAGATAAGCGACGCAGAAGCGGAAAGTTATCTTGACACCGCGAAAGCCGCTATCATGGCACGGCGCTATCCGTTCGAGGATTTCCCGGACGAACTTGAAAGCAGATACCTTGATTTACAGCTTCGCATAGCCGCTGACCTTTACGCAAAGGCGGGTGCTGAGGGAGAAACTTCTCACAGCGAGAACGGCGTGAGCCGTGCGTATTCCAATGCGTGGGTGTCGGAGGAGCTTCTTTCGGAAGTCACACCGAAAGGCAGGGTGCTGTAATGAGGGATTTGAAGCGCAACCAGATTTCAGTCCAATACGCGCTGTATCTGGGAAACGCGGAGCTTATTGACGACAAAGGCTGTGCTACTGGCGAATTTACATCGAAATACGGCGACAAAACGGCGCTGATGATTTCGGTTTCCTCCAACAAGGGAGATTATTCCCAGCAGCAGTTCGGCAATCTGCTGGACTACGACCGCACGATGATAGCTCACGACACCAGATGCCCGATTAACGAAAATTCACTTGTGTATATCGGCACGGAGCAGTATATCGTCAAGGCGGTCGCAAAGAGCCTGAACGCCGTTCAGTATGCGATAAAGAGGGTGCAGATAGATGAAACGGATAACGGTTAAGCTGTCTGCTTCCGGCGTGCGCGAAGCGGTGAGAGAACTTGCGGAATACCGCGTAAATCTTGAACGCAACGCGCAGGAGCTTGTGCGGCAGCTTGCGGATATCGGCGCGAACATTGCGCTGGTGGAAACAGGCAGCATTCACATGACGGGCGCTTTGCAGAACGGTATTCACAGCGAATACGGCGGTAATACCGGATTTGTGAAGTGCACCTGCGGCTATGCCGCTTATGTGGAGTTCGGCACAGGCGTTAAGGGCTCACGAAGCCCCCACCCTGACCCGGCGATACTCGGCTGGTCCTATGACGTAAACGGTCACGGGGAGCTCGGCTGGTGGTATCCGTCCGGTGACGGGGACACAAATCCCACAAGAAAACGGCTGAAAAACGGCACCTATGTCGCATGGACAAAGGGAATGCCGTCCAGACCGTTCATGTACAACACGGCGCAGCAGCTGAGAGTGCTGGTAATTCCGACGGCAAGGGGAGTGTTCACATGATTGACATTGAAAGCACGGTGTTTGACTATGTGGCGACCGCCCTGCGCGAGGAATACAAGGGCATTTTGGTTGTGAGCACGTCAAGCGACACCCCGGCGAAATTCCCGGCGGTGTGCTTGTGGGAACAGGACAACAGCTGCTATGCTCCCTCACAGACGGCTGAATGCAGGGAAAACCACGCACAGCTTATGTACCAGTGCGAGGTGTACTCCAACAGGCAGAGCGGCAAAAAGGCGCAGGCGCGGGAGATAGCGGCTTTTGTTGACAGAAAAATGCAGGAATTAGGCTTTATCCGGACTTTCGGACAGCCTGTCCCAAATGTAGCTGATATGACGATATACCGCTATACAATGCGGTTTTCTGGCATTATCGGCAGGGACAATATAGTTTATACTTCATAGGAGGTTCATCATGAAGAGAGGAATACCTATTTCAACTGCGGGCACTCAGGTGTGCTGGGCTGTTGAAACCGTAGCAGGCACTATGCCCACAGCGGCAAAGCTTATTCCGGACATCAAGGAGATACCCGACCTTAACCCGCAGCCGGAAGCGCTTGACACCACCGACCTCAGCTGCACGGAGTACAAGACTTCCATTGACGGTCTTAAGGACCTTTCAAGTGCGACATCTTATACGGCTAACCTGACCGCGCTCCTTGAAAAAGAGTGGGCAGCAATGGTAGAAGCTTCGCAGACTGCAAAGAAAACCAACCTTGCGACATGGTTCTACGTAATTACGCCCGGTCTGCAGACTGTTGCATTTACCGGTTCGCCGTCCCCGCTCGGCGTGAACAGCAGAGCGGTAAACTCCGTAAACGAGATCGCATGCTACATCACTCCCACCGGAGAACCGAAGCGCACCAGCGAGAACATTAATGTTTCTGAGCCTACAGCTTAACCATAAAACGATCATTTGACAGGAGGAAAACAAAATGGCAAAGGCACTCAATATCAACTACAATGGCAAGAGTTACAAGGCGGGATACGACCGCGCGGCAGCAAAGGCTTATTCCAGAATGGGCTTCACCCCGGCAGACGTTATAGACAAGCCCTTTGAAGCTACTATTCCCTTTGTTTTCTGCGCGTTCAAGAAATACCAGCCTGCTATCAGCCAGAGCAAGGTCGAGGAGATATATGACGCGCTTGCGGCGAACGTCAAGCCCAGGTTCCTCACAGCGCTTGCCAACCAGTATTCCGAAGCAGTCAACGGGCTGCTCGGCGACGAGAATGCTGACGGTGGCGAGGGAAACGCGACATGGGAGAATGCGGACGAGGACGAGTAATCTCTCCCGAAGAAACAGTCAGACAGCTTGACGAAAAGTGCATATTGTGTATGTCGCTCGGCATGAGCTACACGGATTACTGGGAGGGCGAAAACTGCCTTCCCAGCTTTTTTATTCAGGCTTATAACCAGCGGCGCAAGCGCGAGTTGGAAGAAGCAAACTTCAGGGCGTGGCTGAACGGTTCATATAACGAACTGGCTCTTGAAATCGCGCTGCACAACGCTTTTTCCGGCAAAAACAGTCCTCGGGCAGAATATCCAGACAAGCCACCGGAGATATTCCAGCATGAAAAGACAGAAAAGGAAAAGATAGACGAGCAGGAACAGGCGCGGCTGCGCGTCAAAATCGCGCTTGATAACTTCGTTGCGGCACTCAGCAACGGAAAGGAGAAAACTTAATGGCAGAAGCAACGATTGACGAACTCCAGATAGAAATAGAAGCAGACGGAGCGGACGCGGCGCAGAGCCTTGAAAAGCTCCAGCAGGCGCTTGAACGGCTGGTTGCCCCGGTGCAGGCGCTGACTACAGGAAATGGGCTGAACAAGCTCACAAAGCAGCTGCAGAAGCTTGCAGAAGCCGGGCGTGCTATCTCGGGTCTGTCCGGGCTGGACAAGATAACACAGGCTGCAAACGCACTGAAATCCCTCGACACACTGACCGGGGCGCCGAAAGTGAACAGCTACGTCAATGCGCTGAATAAACTTGCAAATGCAGGTTCGGCTGTTCAGACTATAGCCGCGTTCCCGGATATCACGGCGCAGCTGACTGCGCTCACGAACGCGCTGAACAGCATGCGCAACATTCAGGATATCAGACTAACGCCGCTTATCAACAGTCTGTCACGGCTTCCGGCGGTGGTGCAGGCCATAAACTCCATGCCTGCCGTCGATGTATCACGCATTGAAGCACTCAACACGGCTATGTCGGCATTCCGGACGGAAAACGCACAGGCGATACGTCAGCTTGCGAATGCGCTGAACAGACTGCCTACGGTGGCGCAGCGTATCAACCAGATTGATTTCACGCAGTTCTCGAACAGCATACGGCAGCTTACGACAACGCTTGAACCTCTTATGCGGAGGGCTGAACAGGCGGCGCAGGGGCTTAGTGCGCTTGCACAGATAATGCAGGAAACGAGCCGTCAGTCCAACAACAGCGGCGGTTTAGGCGGTCTGGGGCGCACCCTCGGTTCGCTGTCCACAAAAACCCTGATTTCGTGGGGGTCGCTCCTGAAACTCAAAAAGGTGCTCGACGATTGCTTCAACATTTCTGCGCAGTATGTCGAAAACCTGAACCTGTTCAATGTGACGATGGGAAAATCCGCGTCCACCGCGTTTGAGTTTGCGGAAGCAGTCAACGCGGCGCTCGGCGTTGATACTTCGGACTGGATAAGATATCAGGGTTTCTTCCAGTCGGTCGGTAAGGGTTTCGGCGTTGTTTCCGACAAGGCAGACCTCATGTCAAAGAACCTGACCCAGCTTTCCTATGATATTTCCTCGTTCTACAACATTAGCACCGAGGAAGCTTACAACAAGGTACAGTCGGGATTTGCCGGGGAACTGGAGTCGCTCCGCAGGCTCGGTTTTGCGCTTGACGAAGCAACGCTGAAACAGCTTGCCTACAAGAAGGGCATAACCCAGACCTATGAAAGCATGACGCAGGCGCAGAAAGCCCAGCTGCGTTATGTGGCGATGATAGAGCAGGCTAAGAACATCGGCGTTACCGGCGATATGAGCCGCACTATTGACACCGCTTCCAACGGCGTGCGCGTCCTTGAAGCGCGTATTCAGCAGTTCGCACGTGCGATAGGAAACATGCTCATGCCTATGCTGTCGGCTATTCTGCCGTATCTCACGGCGTTTGTGCAGGTGCTGACAGAGGGTGCGAACGAACTCGCGAACATGTTCGGGTTTGAACTGCCGAAAATCGACCTCAGCGGCGTTTCCAACGGGTATGATGATATCGCGGACGCTGCGGACGGCGCAACAGCGGCTACGGAGAAGTTCAAGGGCTCGCTCGCTGGTGTAGACCAGCTGAACATTATCGGCTCGCACACTGACAAGAACGGGACGGGTGCCGGGTATTCCACCGACCTTGATATCGAACTTCCCACTTATGACTTCCTGAATGGCGTGGAAAGCAAGACAAAGGAAATCGCGGAGAATATCAAGAAGTGGTTCCAGGAAGCGCTGCCCTGGATTGAAGCGGTTGCAGCGGGAATTGCTGGTGCGTTTGCGCCTACAGTTATTGCAGTAGCACTTGGCAAGGTTGGCTCTTTTGTCTCAAAAATCATTTCATTAGTCAAGTGGTTCAAGCAGCTCAAAGGGTTTGCTAAAGTTTTCTATGGATTGTCCGGCGGTCTTGCTGCCGGTGCAACATCGGGAGTGCTGCTGTACAATTCAATCAAGAACCTGATTAAGGGGACGGGGGATTTATCTGCCAACTTTACTCAGCTTGCCGTTGGTATTGGCATTGCAGTAGTGGCGTTTGCCGCGTTTGTTGCTTTCAGCAATCCGGTCGGAGCAATCATAACAGTTGTGCTTGCCCTTACTGGCGCGGTGATGGGCGTTAGCAGTGCCATAGATGAGCTAAACGCTGAAATGGCGGGCACAATCATGTATGCGGACAACGGTGGCATATCTGTTGACGAATTTTCAAAATGCTTTTCCGGGTTGTTTGATAATGTGTCGGCGCGTTATCAGGACATTATCGCTACATCTGACGCCATTAAGGAAAACCAGGAAAAAGCAAGCGGTGCGGCTGAAGAGATACTTAATCTTACAGACAAATACCAGGAACTCGGCAAAGCGATGACACCGGAAGATGCCGAAAAAATCAAGGATAATCTTGATATCATCGGCAGCGGGATAAAACAAAATCTCGGTTATTACACGCAAACGCTTGTTGACAACCTGAAAACGTCATTCCATGACCTGGCTGTCCAGATGGGGGATGATGTTGACGATATGGTTTTAAAATGGTATACGCTTGAAAACATGGGAAACAGCGCCCTGGCAAACCTGAGAAAAGACGCCGACGAACTCTCCGCTAAAATATTCAGTGGAGACGCTTCTGACGAAGATTATGCCAAATTCAACGAAACAGTGCGCAAAATGGCAACGGTTGACACGCACACGTCGGAGCAGGAGAGTTTGAACCGCGCGTTTGCAAACATAACAAATGGAAGCATTGACCTTGAAGACGAAAGCCAGGTCACTGACGCGATAAACGACCTTTTGACATCTGCAGATACCGCGGCGGCGACAATCAGGGAAGCGTGGGACAGGCAGAGCGCAGACCTCAAGAATTACAGAGACACCCTTGTAAACTGGGGCGTGGACACCGAGTATGATGAGAAATATGGCAAAGGCAAATTTGACGAGTTATTTGCTGACCAGAAAACTCTCATCGACACCGGATATCAGCAGGAACTTGAAAAAATAGAACTCACCGAGGGCGCCGGCATAGGAGCGATTTGGGACCAGGTTGACAGCAGGGTGCAGGAGATATTTGAAAATCAGGCGCCTAATCTCCGCGATTATTGGGTCGTGAATAGCAACGCATTAGTTGGCAAAGACATATTATCTGGCGCGGCTTTTTCTGCAAACTACTGGAATGGTTCATATGGCTCTGCAAAGGCACGCGAACGCAAAGAAGCCGACAAAGACAACCGTATTGCAGACATAAAGAACGGACAGTTCAAGGGCATATACGATGCGCTTAGCGCGGCTGGGATTGAAGCCGACGAGGAGAAATATAAGAGGTATGGCTCATATATCACCCAGGGAATAGCAAACGGAATAGTAACTGATACCGACACCCTCGAAAAGGCTATGAACATTCTTGCCACAAGCGGCGAGGAAGCTTTCAAAGAGGCGCTCCAGATACACTCGCCGTCAAAAGTTTTTGAGGAACTGGGCGGTTATGTCACTCAGGGACTTGCGTTGGGCATTTCCGATGGCGAAGCAGACGTTGACGAGGCTGTTGATAACATCGCTGCCGAAATGGCTTCCCGAATGCCTTATGGCAAAAGCGACACCGGATATGCGTGGTCTGGCGCAAAGGAGATGTATGCAAACAGCCAGCCGTCAGACAACTCGGTCACTGTTGGCGACACAAATGTCACCGTTGAAATAGACGGTGAGGAGCTTGCAAATTACGTCGTCAGGGCGCAGGGGCGTCAGGTCGTGATGAGCAACGGCAGATAATTTTATTCCAGCACTTGACAAAACCCCTCTTTCGTGTTATAATTGGCACGAGGAGGGGTTATTTTTATGAAAAAAACAATTTTCGCTATTGCGTTAGGTTCATTCTTACTGATGTCCGGGTGTTCCGGTGTTTCGCAGGAAGAATATGATTCGGCGGTGTCTGCAAATTCACAGTTGGAATCGGAAAAACAGGTTCTGGAAGAAAAGTATAACACGGCTTCGGCAAATTACGATGATTTAAAGGAAAAGTACGATAAATTATCTGATGATTACGAAAAGCTGGAGCAGGATAACCAAACTCTAAAAGAAGAAAACGAATTGTTGAGCAACCGGGTTGCGGAAGCAGAAAGCAGCAGTCAAGAAACTGTTTCCAGCAGCAAAGGAAACGCTGGCGATTATCCAGAACAGAAAAGGGATTATGTGCTTTCCCTAAAGTATGGTTCGTATAAGACAGAAAATGGGAGCACATGGTATTTAGACGCAGAAAATACAGACTCGTATATCACTTATCCGGAAGATTTGGGATATGCCATAGACGATAAAGTTGCTTTAAACATTTTCTCTGATATGGCTGATGTTATGGCTAATGGACTGCAAGTTAAATCTTCGTATATCCCAATGGCTTCTTTTTTTGTTTGTGAGCCTGACGGCGATCTTATTGCGACAGCTATGCCTATGATCGTTGGAGAAAGCATTTCCGGAATGCCTTTGACATTCTATGGCAATTACGAATACTTGAATGACACGGAAGCGGCTCTTTTGGTTCAAAGTGCCTGGAACAGCGAAAACTAATAGATTGAACTGAATAACTAACACCCGCCCTGTACAAAAACGCAGGGCGGTTTTTGTATATTTATACAAATTTTGAGAAAAAGGTTGACTTATGTATCCACTTATGTTATGATATATGTGGACACAGAAAAGAGGTGAAGCTAATGTCCCCAAAAACAGGTAGACCGACTGACGACCCTAAAACACTAAGCACTAGAATACGGCTTTCAGAAGAAGATATTAAGCGCCTAGAATATTGTTCCGAAAAAACAGGCTTAACTAAAGCTGAGATTATTCGGCAGGGCATAAAGGAAGTCTACGAAAAACTAAAAAAATAACGGCAACGCCGCACCGTAGGAAGTAAAGCATTACCGTTACGTGTTTTGAAAGGACAGGAATGCCCAATCTGAAATCTATTATACATCAGAACAGCGTTCCTGTCAAGTGTTTTGAAAGGAATTTGTTATGAACAGCACAATTACAGAAGACATGATACTGAATGTATCAGCAAAGGCTGAAAGGCTCGGAACGATAGCGTGGGTAGCTGCGTGCGCGGAGTTTATCCCGGAAAAGCAGGAGAAAATTTACACAGACGTGCTTCTGGGTATCGCGAATTTAAGCGAGCAGCTTGTCAGCGAACTTGACAAGATAGCTGCTACGGCAAGCGGGGTGAGAGCATGAGCGAGTTAATCAAGATAAACAATCAGCAGCTCCCGGTCAAGGAATACAACGGTCAGCGCGTAGTTACTCTTAAAGAAATTGATACCGTTCATGGGAGAACAAGCGGAACTGCAAGGAAGCGTTTTAATGATAACAGAAAGCGCTTTATTAAAGGCGTTGATTACTTTGTCCGAAATTCGGACGAAGCCAGAAACGAGTACGGAATAGCCGCTCCGAACGGTCTGGTGCTTATCACTGAAAGTGGCTACCTTATGCTTGCAAAGTCGTTCACAGACGACCTCGCATGGCAGGTGCAGCGCGAACTGGTGAACAGCTATTTCAGAAGCAAGACCGAGCAGTTTGAGCCCGAACAGCTAACGCTTGAAACCGCTGAGTACCACTACTACCCCAAGACATGGCACGGCAATCCGGTGATAACCGCCGCCGACTTCGCACACTTCACTGGAATGTCCAAGGAAACAGTGTACACATACTTCCACAAGAACCCTCAGTATGAGATATTCCACTACATGCATTTGAAGCATGATCAGCTGCGGCAGTTCAAGGCAGAAAATCCAAGCGTACCGAAGTGCATTGCCGACATCTACATTATCACGCGAAAGGGCTGCGAGATGATGTTGAAGTACTTCAACCTGACCTCAGAAATACCGATATTAGCCGGAAGTGCTCCCACTGCTACCGCCACTGCCCCTGCGGTAAGCAAGCCAGCGCCTGCAAAGCGTGAAAACACCGCCACCAAAGAACTGATAATTACGCTCAATGTTCTGCGCCGTATGAGAGGAAACCCATGTTGCAGAAATCCCGCGTATGCCAACGCTGTTGATTTAGTCACAGCGCTTGCAAGCCGTGATTTATTAGCGGCGACAGATAATGATGAGTATTTCAAGTAATTTTTTCAGCACCTCGCACAATGCGGGGTGCTTTTCTTTGTGCAAAACACTCAAAGTCACTTTGGTAACTTTTGTAACCAGTCAATTGATTGATACCGATTATCAATAGGTTGACATTTTCACATCAGACAATGGTCACCGTATTATTTGACAAACCGAAAAGCGTGTGATATGATTGAACCACGAACCCGGGAGCGCGAAATAACGACTTGAAAAGGAGAACATGATGAACACATTTAATCTCACGAACTATGACGGCAAGTACTATGCCGACAGCAGAGAAGTCGCGGAGAAAATCGAAAGACCGCATTATGAACTGCTCAAATCAATAAGGAATTATTGCGATTTTCTTACTGAAGGGAATTTTCCCGTCAGTGACTTCTTTGTCCTCGCTGAGTATGAGGACAGCACCGGGAGAAAGCTCCCCTGCTACCTCATCACCAAGAAAGGCTGTGACATGATAGCAAACAAACTCACAGGAAAGAAAGGCGTGCTGTTCACTGCGGCGTATGTATCGGCGTTCGAACAGATGAAAGAGCACATAGAAAACCACAGCGCGGCGCAGCTTTATTCCACAAAGGCTACATCTGCCGGAGAAGTGGCAAGCCTTATCAGGACGCTGCGCACAGTGATGAAAGACCAGAAAAGCAACCCGGCAAAAATCGCTGAAATGGCAGAGGACGTTTGCCATCAGTTCGGCGTGGCGCTCCCTGGAAATTTTGTAGAGACCAGCCGGTGGGAACAGTTGAAATTTGACCCCGCTATATAAAAGAATACAGTTACAAAGCCCGAAATCCATGCTATAATGGATAGAGAGCCGCAGAGCCGTTTGTCGTAATGACAGGCGGCTTCTTGTTTTTTGCCGCCTTTGGAAACACAGATAAGGCGGTGGAACATGGCAGACGAGGAAAAGCTTTCGTGGCTTAAAATAAACGGCGAGGAAGCACCGACGCCGCGCGAGTGGACAGTCGTTGACAGCGATTTCGACAGCGACTACAGTGTGCGCGACGAAGTGGGAATGCTTCACAGGACGGTAATAAGAACAAATCAGCATTCGCCAAAATTCAAGTGGCGAATTCAGGGCAAAGAACTGAGCAAGCTGCTGAAAATGATAAACTCAACATCGCTGCAGGTCACGTATTATGACCTGGTCACCAAGCAGCCCATAACGATAACCGCGTATCCGCAGACGACCAGACAGCCCAAGCTGATAAGGCAGCATTCTACGTATGACGCCTGCTGGTGGGAGTTTGAGTGCAGCTTTATTGAGTACTGACGGAGGACAAAGCAAAGTGTATACCGTATCAAACCAATATCTTCTGGCGCGCGCCGCTCCGGTCAAGGAAGAGCGGATAACAGGCGGGATAAAGCTGAAAGACGGGACTTTAATTGCTGTGGACGACAGTGTGCTTGTAAAAGGCACGCTCACGATTAATAAGAAAGCCTGCGGCAATACGCTGGATATCGGAACGGCAACAAGTTCAGTCCTGACAATGACTATAAAGGACGAACACGCATATGACCACGACTTTGGCGGGGCGCTGATAAAGCTTACATACGGCATTGTGACGTCGGTTTCTGAAAGCGGCGTTAAAACGTGGGAAGATGTGCCGCTGCCGCCGTTTTTCGTGAACGGGCACATGACCGGCTGCGTTCGCAACCGCAACGCTATCAAGCTTGAAGCATACGACACCATGACGCTGCTTGATATCAACTTTGGCGATGGCGTTCCATCGGACTTATGGCAGGCGCTGCTTTATGCGTGCAACCGTGCGGGCGTGGGACTTGCGATAACAGAAAGCGAATTCGGGCTGCTACCCAATGCCACCATTGTGGCAGATTTCACGGACAACAGTATAAAATCCTGCCGCGATATAGTGATGTGGATAGCCCAGACAACAAACACGTGCGCGTTCTGCGATTATCGTGGTCTGCTTATGCTCAAACAGTATAACTATCAGGGCGACGGCGGTTTTGACAGGAGCATATCGGCTAACGAGCGTGTCAGCGTTGAATACAGCGATACCAGAACATATCTCGCATATCTTAAGTCGTATTCCGGCGACGATGTGAAGCTGTACAGCAAAGTTACATCATGGACTGGCTCGGACGCTCCGCATATAAAAGAGGGAACAATGTCGCTCCCCAAAAACCCGATACTGAAAAAGCTTACCGCTGATGAGCAGGACGCGATAAACCAAAGCTATTTCAGCAGCAGGAGCTATCCGACAAGATACATCAAGAGCGAATGCTTCGTTGACCCTGCGCTTGAACTCCTCGACCTGGTGGCGTTCAGCGGAGGTTCTATAGATATCGGGCAGATAATCAGCGCAGCCACGCAGATAAAGTGGAAATATCGCGGCAAGGGAACAATAATCTGCGCCAATATCACAGAGAACACGGAAACAGCGTCGGCGACAAGCGCCCAGTCAAACACCGATGACACGATAGCGGCATTCAGTGACAACGCCAGCGATACGACCTCCGACGATGTAATCCGGCTGGAACCGCAATCCCAGTTGCAGAAGCAGATAGACGGTCTGACCGGCATGATTGGTGAAGCTGGCGACGCGACGCGTCTGGTATATCAGTTCACCATGGGAGGAAAGAAAGTGCTTGCCGGAGCAGTTACGGCAAGAACCAGCGGAAGCCTGGTGTTTCATGATTTCGACAGTGGCACAGACAAGGTGATAGGCTCGTTTGAAGCGCGAAACGGGTACTGCATGCTGGTATGGAAAGACTATGCCGGAAATGAACGTAATCTGCTTGATTGGCAGCAGAACAACGGCATGTACGTTGAAACGCTTTCAGGGGCGGCGCTGCATGTAAATGACAAAATGTCACTGATAGAGATATTCCCCGAGGGAAGACGAAAATCTAGAAAATTCTTGGTGAACCTGCAAGATGATAGCTGCCTGATACAGTTTCAGCCATCAAGCCAGTATGACCACCTCAGCTTGGAGTTAAAGATTGACGGTCTTTACTACAACGGAAAAAAGGTACTTACAGAATAAGGAGGACAACATGTCAACACTCACTATCACCCTCGCAGGCAGCGAGGAAAAGGCAGAATTCAGCGGGGGCAACGCATGGCTCCGCAACGACAGCACGGATACTGTTTACGCAGCGAAATCTGCGGGAGTTACCGCAGGCGCGGACGGCGTGGTTGCCGT